GCTTTATCACGCAACTTGGGATGATGCACCTCACCTTGACGAACAAGCCAAAGAAGAAATACTTTCAGCCCTTCCTCCGCATGAAAGACAAATGCGATCAAAGGGGATTCCTGTTCTTGGTTCTGGATTGGTTTTCCCTGTTGATGAACAAAGTCTTAAAGTCCCTGCATTTCAGCTTTCAAGATACTGGCCTAAAGTATGCGCCCTTGACTTCGGATGGGATCATCCATTTGCTTGTGTCTGGGTGGCATGGGATAGAGACTCGGATACAGTATATATATATGACACTTATTCAGTTCGTTCAGAAACTCCAGTTACACATGCTCATGCTATTAAAAGTAGAGGGGATAAAATCCCATGTGTCTGGCCTCATGATGGGATGCAACATGATAAAGGATCTGGTGAACCGCTTTCTAAGCTTTATAGAAGGCTTGGGGTTAATATGCTTGGGAGTCATTTTAATAATCCCGATGGTGGTAATAGCGTTGAGCCTGGGATTATGGATATGCTTACGAGAATGCAGTCGGGCAGGCTTAAAGTATTTGACCACTTGGGTGATTGGTTCTCAGAACTTAGAATGTACCACAGAAAAGATGGAAAAATCGTAAAAGAAAGAGATGATATTATGTCTGCAACACGGTATGCAGTTATGAGTTTACGCTACGCCTCTATAGGCAAAGAAAAGAAAAGAGTTGACCATGCTCTGGGTTCTCAGGATCATGAGTACAATTTCTATAGTCATAAAAGCAATAGAAATGAAGCATTTAAACCAATATCAGCAATAAGGTAATTATGGGCGAAATAGCACAAGGTGTTCAAAAAGTCCTTCAACCTGTAGGTAAAGCAATGGGGCAAGTTCAAAATCAGGCTTTGGGAGCATTAGGCCAAACTCCAGGTGGACAATTACTTGGACAGGCAAATGAATCTTTAGGTGATCCAATGTCCCAAATGGGTAATCCAGAGATGATGGGTGGCGCATTCGGTGATCCTATGATGGGAGGTTCTTTACTTACATCAGGAGGTAAAGGAATGAAGAATAGATCAACTAAAATGCGGAGGTATGCATGAAAGAACAAATACAAATACTAGAAGATCTCAGACCTTGGGATTGTGAGATATTTCCTGAATCCAAAACGATCTGTTATGGGGGTGGAGGTGGACCAAAAATCAATTTAACACCTCCTTCTTTACCTAAGCCACCTGTAATAAAAGCTCCTACTTTTAATGTCCCTGAAGTTAATATGCCACATGTCAGTGTTCCTGACATAACAGGAATGAATCTCACTCCATCTCAAGGCAATCTAGATGCTCTATCATCATTTGGAGAAAATGTAACAGGTGCTTTAGAGAAGAATATAGGTCAGGATTCTGCACTAGGTCAAAACTTACAAGCAAATCTGGGAGGATTACGAGAAGGTATTGACCATAATATAAAACAAGTCGGAATTGGTGGGCAGATGATAGGTGGTATGCTTCAAAAATTATTTAATCCTCCAAGAAGTGGAGGCGGAGGCGCAGGAGGTGGAGGTGGTGCTATGGGTCCAGGTGGTATGCTTCTTGGTAGTGTAAGAGGAAGAGATCTTTCTAAAAAGAAAACAGGTATGAGTCGTAAGAAAACAATGCTTACTGGATAATGGACAATCTAGAAACTCCTTTATTTGAGTCCTTAAATAAGGAACTGGCTTCTTTAAAAGATGCTAGACGGAATTGGGAAGAACAGTGGCAGGACATAGGTGATCTCATGTCTCCTAATCGTGGAGACTTTGTTGCCCTACGTTCTGCTGGTGAGAAGAAAAGAGAAAAGATCTTTGATTCTACGCCTGTACGTGCATTAACCAGATTCTCATCTGCAATGCATAACCTTCTTACTCCTTCTGCACAACATTGGTTTGAGTTGGAACTCAAAAACCGTGCTTTAGGACAGGAACGTGATGTCAAACTCTGGCTGGAAGAAGTAACTAGAGTTGTTATGGACGGTTTTACAAGACCGAACAATAACTTCCATCCTAGTATGCATGAGTATTTTCTGGACTTAGGAGCATTTGGTACTGGAGTTATGTTCATAAAAGATGTGCCAGGAGAAGGTCCATATTTCATGACATTCCCTTTATATGACTGTTATCTTGCCAAGAATGAATCAGGACGAATAGATACTATATTCAGAGTTTATGAGCATACTGCAAAAGAACTCATGGAATCCTTTGGTGAAGAGAATATGCCTGAAAAGGTTCTTGCGACTAAAGAGAAGAATACAATCTATGACAAGTTCGCTTGCTGTCATGTAGTTAAACCTAATTACTCATTCAATCAACCTCCACAGGATCAATTCAAGTTCACAAGCATCTACTTTATGCCTGATGAAAAGAAGATTCTGAGTGTTAGTGGTTTTAACGAATTTCCCTTTATATGCAGTCGTTGGGAAAGAAACAGCCTTGAAACATATGGAAGAGGTTGTGGTGGTGAAGCATTATCTGATACGAAGATGCTTAATGAGATGGAAAAGACTTATCTCAAAGCATTACAGAAGATGGTAGATCCTCCACTCATGGTTCCTGATGATGGTTTTATTAATCCAGTTCGTACTACTCCAGGTGGTTTAAATTACTACCGTACAGGTCTAAGCAAAGATGAACGCATATTCCCTCTACCTGCAATGCAGAGATTGGATTATGCAGAGAACAAAATGAACAATGTCCGTACTGCAATAGAGAAGGCATTCTATTTGGATTTAGTGGAATTGCCTGGACCTACTGCACAAGATGGCGATGTTTTGAGGTTTACGGCAACAGAAATTCAAGCAAGACAAAGAGATAGGATGCAGATCCTTGGTCCTTTAGTTTCAAGACAAGAGATTGAACTATTAGGGCCAATGATTGAAAGAACAGTGAATGTTATGATGGCAAATGGAATGTTGCCACCTGTACCTGAAGTCATGCAAGGTGTCCAAGAGTTCAAGATCGAGTACAAGAATCCTATATCTATTGCAATGAGAGGATATGAATTGAACAGTATTTCTCAGTTGATTCAGTTCTTATCTCCACTTGCTCAAATAGATCCTACTGTAATGCAACGATTGGATATTACTAGAATTGCAAGAATAGGGGCCGATATCCTGAGAACACCTCCTTCTGTTGTTAAGGATGAACAGGAATTCCAGAAAGAAATGCAGGCACAACAAGAACAGCAGGCTATGATGTCTCAATTACAACAAGGGCAGTTGGTTGCTCAAACAGATGAAATATCTGCAAATGCAGAAAAGAACAGGGCGCAAGCGGCTCAGATTATTTCTGGTGGTTGATGTTAAATAAGAGGGAAAAACGTAGAAGAGCTACATATAAAGAAATCTTTTCTACTGAAGCAGGTAAAGAAGTTCTTGACGATTTAATGAAGTCGAACTATTTTTTTAATAGTACACAAACAGGTGATTCTCACGAAACTGCTTTCAATGAGGGTCGTAGATCTGTTATCTTGGCTATATTGAATTACGTATCTCTTGATATTGAGAAGATACAACAACGTATGAAGGATAGTTATGAGCGAGGAGGCGGTAGCGACTTCGACAACTTCTGATGCAGGAGAAAGCACAGGAACCGAAGGAGCATCAACTTTACTTGGTGGTGGTGAGGGCGCAGCCCAACAAGCATACGGTAATCAATTTGATTACTCTCAAATGCCTGATGGATTGGCACTTGAGCCATCTCTACAGAACTTTGATACTGTAGACAAGTTGGCTAAATCTTATGTCAATCTTGTTAAAAAGATGGGAGTTCCTGCTGAACAGTTATTACGAATGCCAGAAGCAGGACAACCTATGGATGAGATCTACAATGCTCTAGGTAGACCTGAAAGCCATGAAAATTATGAACTAGGTGATTATGCTCCAGAGCAGACTGAAGACTTCAGAAATCTGGCACATCAACTAGGTCTTAACAACGAGCAAGCACAACATCTCTATAATGCATATGTCGAGTCTATAGACGGAATGCAGAATCAAGATGCTCAAGCATTTGAGCAATTTGAAGTAGAGAACCTAAAGGCTCTTCAAACAGAATGGGGAGATAACTTTAACGGAAACCTTGAACTTGCACGTAGAGCTTTTATGAACTTTGCTACTCCAGAAGCAGTAGAGGTCATAGAAAAGACAGGATTGGGTAATCACCCAGAAATCCTTAAAGTGTTCAGTCAAATTGGGTCTATGTTGCAGGAAGATTCTGTCCTGCCAGGATCTAGTCAGGCTGTATTAGGTGGGATGAATCCTGCCACTGCCCAACAATCTATCAATGAACGAATGTCTGATACTGAATTCCGTTCTGCATACTTGGATCAATATCATCCAAATCATGCAAACGCAGTTAAGGAGATGACAAAACTTCATGAGTATATTGGGTAATTCGGACCCTTTTGGATAATCCGTAGCATTTTAAACATATAACGAAAGCGG